AATGAAGTAAATTGAGTCTTTAAATAATTAAATAACGAATATATACTAATTAATTTATCAGAATCTAATACACCAAATCCTTCGTCAATTGCTAAAAAGTTAGGACGTGGTAAACTAGATACGTTAATTAATGCAGACCGAATTGCTAATGAACTTAAAAATCTTTCCATACCAGAAGTCAATTCAATTGGCCAAAAACTATCATTATCATATACAATATAAGCGTTGATATTTTTACCGTCCGTATCTAATTTAATTACAAAATCTACAATTGGAATAAGTATATTATTTATTTCTTGTTCGATTTGCGGAATAGCTAAACTAATTAAATGGTAAGGAACACCGTCACGATTTACTGCTTCTAAATAATATTGATAATATTTATATTGTATTTCTAAATCGGCTAACTTTTGTATAGCATCTAATGCAGTCTGCTTATTTGCTTCATGCATTTGAATATTACCATTAAGCTGAATAATTTGTTTATTTAAAGCATTACTAACATCCGTAGCTTGTTTCTTTTTTGTTTGCAATTCATCTATTACTTCTTGTACAATTTTATTTGCAGCTATCGATTCTTCATTTTGTTTATAAAATTCAATATCTTTTTTAATTTGCGCTAATGATTTATCAATAGTATCGCAATTAGATTTCATTGTCTGAATCTTTGTATTAGTAGAATTAAGAGCAATATTTTTTCTTGTAATAATATCAATAGCAGAAGTATATGATTTAGATTGCTCTATCCAAATTTGATATGATTTTAATTTAATATCATATTCATTTACTTTATTTTGTAATTCAGTAACTTGAGACTCTAATTCATTTAATTTATTTTTAGCGTCTACTGCATCTTTAACAAATACATTGTTCATACAAAATTTACAATTAGGATCATACTCTAACGTATCTAATTTATCTGCCTTTTCTTTTGTATGTTTATATGTAGTAGATAATCGAGCTAACATACTTTCGTATGAAGATTTTTCTGCCGCTACTTTATTCATTTCATTTAACTGATTATCTATTTCAGTTTTATTAAATGTATCTAAACTTCCAGTTAACTGATTTATTTCTTGCTGTAAATCTTCTCTCTGTTCTAATATTAAATTTAAATTAGCACTACATTCTAAACTTTTATCTTCGTACCGTTGTTGCTTATCTAATGATTCTTGAATATCAATTACATTAACATCAATAGGTTTAAGTAAACTTGTTTGTAATACAATTTTATCAGTTAACTCGGAAATTAAATCATCTACTTTAGTTTTATCCTGTTCTAATTTTATTAATGTAGTATTTAATGTTTGAATTTCATTTTCATGTTTTGCTACAGTACCAGTATAATCTGTCTTTTTATGTTCTTTAATTAATACTGATATATCTTTACTTTCTGCATTGGCAATGTTATATAAACTTTCAAAAACATTAATATCTAAAAACTGAGCTAATAAATCTTTTCGGTCTTTTTGACTCATATCGATAAATGCAGTATTGTTATTTTGTAATGATAATGACGTTAAAATAAAATCTTCATATGTACCTACATATTTACGAATAATATTATTTGTATCACTACGTTCTTGTCCATTTAGATATATTAAATCTCCGTCTTCATTTACATACCAAAAATCAATTTCTACTTTTACATGTCCTGATTTAGTACGTGTCGCTGACTTTTCTATAAAATAATCTACGCCATCAATTTCAAAATTAAATTTACAATGAAATGAATCTTTTTTATTATTCATTACATTTACTGCTTTAAATGCTCTTGCACATTTATCAAATATACAATACGAAAGAGCTTCTAATAACGTAGATTTACCGCTTGCATTAGGAGCAAATATACCATACGTACCTTTACAATTTGTAAAATCAATTACGTTATTTTCTCCATAAGAAAACATATTTGAAAATTCAAACTTCTTTGGCAACCAAATAATATTACGAGTGATATCTGCTGCAACTAAACTACTATTTGTCTTTCGATTTATATGTCTGACCCCATCTAAAAATGTATCGTCGAGGTTAAATTTCTGCTTTAAATAGTCATAGATTAGCGTATTTTGGTTTTCAGGGTCGCGGATATCACCTATATCTATTTTCTTCGAGGTCGAGCGTTTATGAGCAAAATCGTTAGTTTTTTGTATTACTACTTCGACTACATTATATTTTGTTTTAAAATCAGCAAGTATTAAATTTACTACATCTGATTCCGTATCTTTAACTCTTATTCTTAAATGTACATTTTTAGGTAAATTATCGTATGAAGCATGTTTTCCATTATCAATATCTAATGTATAAAAACAATAGTCATTTTGTATTTGAACATATTTAGAAGATTTATCATTTAAATTCCATACAAGTATTCCGTGACTTAATCCTTCAGAATGATTTTGCTGAATTAAACTTCCTGCATAAGCAATTGTCTTTTTATAATCTAAATACTGAACTTTATGAATATCTCCTAATAAAACTAAATCATATCCAGCAAACGTATCATTGTTAACATGTTTATTTTCTAACTTGAATCCGACATCTGTCGTAGCATTATCTACTGATCCGTGATGTAACGCAATTTTATAAGGAGCATTAAATGAATCTGATTTAATATAATCAACTGCTTTGTCGAATACAGACATTACTGCAAAATGTTTATCTGCTATTTCGTATACGTCGGAATCTTTTAAATAAAATAAATTAGGATGTTTAAGAGCATTTACAATTGGACTTAAAGCATCTAATCTATTTTTATTATTTAAATTACAATCATGGTTTCCTGTAATTAAAATAGTAGGCAATTCATCTGCCATCATTTTAAAAAATTCCTGTACAGCTTGTATTAATTCCGGAGTCATATCCGTTTTAGCATGCACAATATCACCAGCTAAATAAATTATACTATTCGGTGTTTTTGTAGATGAAATATATTCTTTTAAACGAATAAATACTTCTTTGTATTCTGAATGTCGTTTAAGATTTCTAATATGCACGTCTGCGATATGATAAATTTTATCAATTGAAGATAATCCTATGTTTATTTTCATAATGCTAATTTTAATGATATTAAATCGGAAAAGGAAAATGGTTCTGTATCTTGTATAATACTTTTCATTTTAACAAATCCGATATCGGATGGATCTTTTTCATTTAAGTTAACGAAGTAAACTGTTATTCCGCTATTAATGAAATATTCTGCATGTTGCAAAGCTTGCTTTTGAGCATCTTTATCTAAACATATATACAATTCTTTTACGTTGTTTTTTATTATTTTCATTTTTAAGTTTTCGCTAATAGTTTTTCCAAATAATGGAATTGCATTACGTTTAATTGCTATTGCATCAAATGCTCCTTCCACTAAAACTAAAGGTAAGTCCCAACTTAATAAATTTTCAAATCCTACTATATTTTTACTTACTTCAGGATTTTTATATCGAAAAGATTCTGCGTCGTAATATGTTCTAGATACAAAATAATTTAATTTGCCGTTACAATCATATGATGGAATAATAATCTTTTTAGCATATTCTCCTTCTTCACAATATCCTATATTATACTTAATAATATCATGCACACTTATACCTCGTTTTTTAAGTAAATAAAATAATGCATTTTTATATTCGACTGAAGGTCTTTTTATATATAACGGATGAAATTCGTTAGGCAATTTAACTTGCTCTGCAGTATCTTGTATATTAACTTTTGTAGGTGATATTTGAAGTATACGGTATAATTCAGTAAACTTTTGTTTATCTACATTTAATGCTTTAAATAACGTAGTTACTTTTTTACCTGCTTTATTACATACCCAACAATGCCAAGGATTTTCTGATTTATCGTTTGTTAATAATTGTACTTCTAATTTTCTTTTTTGTGTATTGCAAAATGGACAATGAAATGCTGCATTGCCTTTATTTGTCGATTTAGCTTTACCTAAAACGGATTGAAGTAACTCCAATAATCTAGTTTGTTCCATATATGGCTCTAATATATAAAAAATATATCGTTATTCAAACCAAGATTCAGGAATTGTTTTTTCAGCCCAAGGAATACCGATTTTATTGGCATAGTCACCGTATGTAGTTTTAGAATTTTTGCTAATTTTATTTTTAGCATTTTGAAATAAAATTCTAATATCTAATTCGGGATGTTGTTCTTTTACTAATTTAAGTTTTTTTCGATCGGCTGTAACCCAACGACCTTTTGTTTCAATATATAATATACGTCCTTCCGATTTATTTATTTTAAAATCGGGAGTATACTTATGTAAAGTTTCTGGAATAGTATATGTGATTTTATCTACTTCATAACCAAAATTAACTTTTTTATCTGTTAATGTATCAGCTATTCTTTCTTCTAAACCACTTTTAAAACCATATTTTTTTGCAACTGCTTCTTTAGATAACTTTTTTCTTTTCATATTATTGATCAAATCTTACGATTATATTTAAATCTACATTACTTCGTTTTTTAATAGGACCGCCTAATTTACCTATTGCTAATAATTCTGCATTTTCATTATATAAACCAATTGTAGTTATATACGGACCAAATTCATCGTTATAAATAAATTCTTTAGGTAATTGGCCATTCTCGGAATCTTTTAATATTGATGGATTCAAAGTAAAATTAAATTCTTCTTCATTTATTCTGCAAAGAACTTCATTTTCATATAATGTTAAAGTTGAATTCCATTTAATGTTTATAGAACTAATATTGGACTGAATATTTGGATTAGTTATATAATTGTTTGATGCATAAGTCCCGTTAATCGT